TTGTTCCGACACAGGGTCATTAGCACCTGTTGATGTCGATAGAGACACATTAGCATAATACAAAACATATGAGGGGGCTGGTTGAACTGGCCCCTTCACCTTATTTATGTGAAAGATTATATACATGGCAGAAAGTTATCTAACTTTAACGAACAAGGTTCTAGCAAGGTTAAATGAAGTTGAACTAACATCTTCTACATTTTCATCTTCTAGAGGAATACAGACACAAGCTAAAACTGCTATCAATGAAGCTGTTCGCTACATAAATCAAAGAGAATTTAACTACCCATTTAACCACGCTACTGAAAGTAAAACACTAACCGCAGGTGTTGTTCGGTACTCGCTTCCTGCCTCAACTAAAGTAGTAGACTACAATACTTTTAGAATAGTAGCAGATGAATCGCTAGGTAACAGCGGTGGTAAACTGGGCATCCTTGACTACAATGATTATATTAATAAACATGTAGATCAAGAAGATCTTATTATATCTACAACCTTAAATGGCTCTCATTCAAATTCCGTCACTACTCTCACTCTTACCTCAACTACAGGATTAGATAGTGCAGGTAAGTTACACATAGGAAACGAAGAAGTAACGTATACTGCTATTAGTGGTAACGATGTTACTGGAGTTAGCCGTGGTGCAAATAGCACAACCGCTGCGGCTCATAGTAGCGGTGTAGTTGTAACACAATTCGATGACGGAGGTGTACCCACACATGTGGTACGAACCTTAGACAATAACTATTTATTGTTCCCATACCCCACCAAATCTTTTGTAATAAAATTTGACTACTTTACCTTCCCTACGGATATGGTTTTACACGGTAGTACTACAACAATTCCTGATCGTTTTGCGGCAGTTATTGTTGATGGGGCTACTTCTTTTGTGTATCAGTATCGAGGAGAAGTACAACAATACGGCATAAACTTTACTAGGTTTGAACAAGGCATAAAAAATATGCAAACTCTGTTAGTAAATAAGTATGAGTATATAAGATCTACGTATATGCCAAACAACTCAAGGGGTGGCTTTAGTTCCTCCCTCAGAGTTAATTAATGCCAGATAATTCGCAAACTAATCCTGCAGCATTTAATTGTGAGGGCGGTTTAGTCTTAAACAAGTCTACCTTTTTAATGCAACCAGGGGAAGCATTAGAACTAAGAAACTTTGAGCCAGATATTCAAGGTGGCTATAGAAGAATAAATGGTTTTTCTAAATACGTAACTGCGGTTGTTCCTTCGACTTCTTCTTCAACAGAAAAAGTTTTAATGGTTGCTTCTTTTGCTGATGTAGTCGTAGCCGCTAGAGGTACTAGTATATACAGTGCCGTTCCTGGTAGTTCTTCTTGGACGACAAGAGACTCAGGTAGAACCAACGCAGGTAAGTATTCGTTTGAAAGATTTAACTTTGACGGTACAGAAAAATTAGTTGTTGTTGACGGAGTGAACGCACCCACAATATTTAATTCCTCTTTAGCTGCTACAGACATAGCAGCAACAAATGCTAGTACAGGTAAGTCTACAATTCTAGCTGCAGACATAGCTAGTGATGCGACTTTATCTGGGTCAGGTACAATTACAGTAACGTCTACGTCTGGTTTTACAGATCCTTCTTCGGGAACAAAGTCTATTCTTCTTGGAACAGAAATATTTACATATACAGGATTAAGTGCTACTACTTTTACTGGGGTAACAAGAGCCGCTGCAGGTTCGAGTGCTGTTGCCCACACGGCAGGTGCTGCTGTACTAGATTTGTTTCCTCCTACAGTAACAGGGGCTAAACACGTTGCAGCTTTTAAAAATCATATGTTCTATTCAGGAATGTCAGGAACTCCCCAAGAAGTTATATTTTCTGCTCCTTTTGATGAGGATAACTTTTCAGTAGCAGTAGGATCAGGAAGTTTTAAAGTTGATGATACGGTAGTAGGACTAAAAGTTTTCCGTGATGATTTGTTTATTTTTTGTGAAACAAGAATATTTAAACTAACAGGAACTTCAAGTGGAAACTTTTCTGTTACCGCTGTTACACGTAACATTGGCTGTGTCAACGGAGATACAATACAAGAATTTGCTGGTGACTTAATTTTCTTAGGACCAGATGGATTACGTACTATTGCTGGTACTGCAAGAATTGGTGACGTTGAGTTAGGTACAATTAGTTCTAATGTACAGTCTATATTTAACGATAACTTATCCAGTGCCTCAGAGTTTGAGTCTACTGTAATACCTGACAAAACCCAGTATAGAATATTTTTTACTAAAAGTGCGGTAGGAGAGATTCAGACTAAAGGTGTTATCTGTGTGTTAAAGGGACAACAGTTTGAGTTTTCCGAACTTAGAGGTATCAGACCAGCTTGTACAGATAGTTTTGTAGATGAAGGAAATGTTTTAGTTCTCCACGGGGCCTACACATCTGGCTTTATATACAGACAAGAGTCAGGTAATACATTTGATGGAGAGACCATATTAGGACGATACCGAAGTCCTGACTTAACTTTTGACGATCCAGGGATACGAAAGCATATGCAGAGGGTTATATTAAACTATAAACCTGAAGCAGCTATAGACGCAGATTTAATATTACGATACGATTATGAAGACCCAGATTCAGCCAGACCTGCAGTATACCCTTTAGACTCGTCTGATGTTGTTGCGATTTATGGTACATCTACTTATGGTGTGCCTATATATGATGGTGCTTCACAACCTTTAGTTAGACAATCAGTTGAGGGTTCAGGCTTTGCCGTTGCATTGAAAGTACAAGACGGTGGGCAAACTTCTCCCTATTCATTAAAAGGGTTTCAGCTAGAATACCAATTAGGAGCAAGACGATAAATGGGTGACACATATACAAGACGGTCCACGTATACAGATGGAGATGTCATAACCGCAGGCCACACTAATGACGAGTTTAATCAGTTAGTAGCAGCATTTGCCTCTACTTCAGGTCACTCACATGATGGCACTGCAGGTGAAGGTGGTATAATAGCTAATCTGCTTAGTAACGCTATTACTATTGGTACAGGTGCAGACACAGATATAGCAATTACATTTAATGCTAACACATCAGATGGTGTACTAACGTGGAAAGAAGACGAAGATTACTTTGAGTTCTCTGACGATATACTTATTGCTTCTACTGAAAAGATACAATTCCGTGATACCGCTATTCATATTAGTTCTGGAGCAGACGGACATCTTGATCTTGTAGCTGATACAGAAATACATATTGCTGCTACTACTATTAACATGGACGGTGTTGCTGACATCTCAAGTAACTTAGCTGTGGGTGGCAACCTTACAGTTGCAGGTAACGCTACAGTTTCAGGTACAACAACCTTTAACGGTGGCACACTTACACTAGGCGACAGTGCCTCAGACAATGTAGTCTTTGGTGCTGACGTTGACTCAAACATTATACCTGACGATGATGACACATACGACTTAGGTAGTGCAAGTCAACAGTGGCGTAACATATTTATAGATGGTACAGCTAATATAGATGCTCTTGTAGCTGACACTGCAGACATAAACGGTGGTACAGTTGACGGTGCAACGATTGGTGCATCTAGTGCAACTACAGTTAAAGGTACAACAGTAACTGCTACTACAGCATTTGTACCCGGCACATCAGACGGTGCTACATTAGGTACAACTTCTTTAGAGTTTGGTGATCTATTCTTAGCTGATTCTAGTGTAATTTATTTAGGTGCAGACCAAGATGTCACCTTGACACACGTACATAATGATGGCATACTGTTAAATAGCAGTAAGCAGTTACAGTTTGGTGATAGCGGTACATTCATACATCAATCAGCAGACGGTGTACTTGACTTAGTATCTGACACAGAGATTGAAATAAATGCTACATCAATAGATATAAATGGTGCAGTAGATATGTCTTCTACACTTGCAGTTGCAGGTGTCTTAACAGGAGCATCACTAGACATTAGTGGTAACGTAGATGTAGACGGCACTACAAACTTAGACATAGTTGACATTGATGGCGCAGTTAATATTGCTGCTGATACAACTATTGCCTCTACAAACAAAATAATCTTTAACGATGCTAGTCAGTTTATTCACGCACCTAGTGCAACTGTTTTAGATTTAGCTGCAACAGATGAGATTGAGCTTACCGCTACGTTAGTTGATGTTGTAGGTAACTTTACCAACTCAGGTACAATTGTATCTACAGGAGTAGTAACCGCTAACGCTGGTGTTGTTGTTGATGAAATGACTCTTGATGCTGACACTCTTACAGCTACAGATGACTTTATAATTGATGCAGCAGGTAACATAGAGATTAATGCAGACGGGGGTACAATTACCTTTAAAGATGCTAGTAGTACTCTTGGTACTGTTACTTCTTCTGGTTTCTCAGGTACAACTGCCGTTGCTACAACAGTCGTTGTTACTGATAGCACAGCCAATACAAACTTTCCTGTAGTCTTTAACAATGAATCAAACGGACTGTTAGATGACACATCAGCATTTATATACAATCCTAGTTCAGGAACACTGTCTGTAGCTAATCTAGTTATAAGTGGAGACACAACAACTAACTCTAGTACTAATCTTACAATTGCTGATCCTCTAGTTAAGTATGGGCAGGGTAGTACAGGTACTTCAGTTGACCAAGGATTTATT